ATATTTTGGATTTTAAATAATGGCAATTAATTTGTTTGGCTATACAATTAGCCGTGACGACGTAAATGATATTAACAAGGTAGCACGAAATCAATCTTTCGTGCCTCCTGTTACTGATGATGGTACAGCAACCGTACAAGGTGGTGGCTATTTTGGCACATACCTTAATATGGATGCTACAGCCAAATCTGAATCGGAGCTAATAACACGATACAGAGAAGCATCCATGTATGCTGATTGTTCTAGTGCAATTGATGAAATTGTAACTGAAGCAATTGCAGCAGTTGAAGATGAAGCCGCAGTGCAAATTAATATTGATGGATTAGATTTACCTGATAATATCAAAACAGCAATTAAAGAACAGTTTAATACTGTTGTAAGATTGTTGGATTTTAATATGAAAGGGTTTGATATTTTTCGTACGTGGTATGTTGACGGAAGAATTTATTATCAAAAGATTATTGATACCAAGGCGCCTAAAAAAGGCATCTTGGAATTGAGAAAAATTGACCCAAGAAAGATTCGCAAAGTCAGAGAAGTTAAAAAGGACAAGGATCAAAAAACGGGTATTGATTTAATTAAATCAATTGAGGAATATTTTATCTATAGCGAAAAGGGTATTAATTATAACCCGGGAATGCAAACTTCCGTATCTGGTACAAATCAGGGACTGAAAGTTTCTTTAGATTCTATAACATATGTTCCTTCTGGTTTAAATGATTCAGAACAAAATGTAGTTTTAAGTTATTTGCACAAGGCAATTAAGCCTGTTAACCAACTTAAGATGATGGAAGATGCGTTGGTCATTTATAGAATAGCTCGCGCACCTGAAAGAAGAATATTTTATATTGATGTGGGCAATTTACCTAAATTGAAGGCTGAGCAATATCTAAAAGATATTATGGCTCGCTACAGAAACAAGATTGTGTATGATTCTGCCACCGGCGAAATCAGAGATGATCGTAAATTTATGTCAATGTTAGAAGACTTTTGGTTGCCTCGTAGAGAAGGTGGCAGAGGTACTGAAATTACTACATTGCCAGGTGGTGAAAACTTAGGACAGATTGAAGATATTACTTACTTTCAGAATAAGTTATATCAAGCATTGAATGTTCCTTTATCAAGAATGCAACCTCAACAAGGTATTTCATTTGGTAGAGCAACAGAGATTACTAGAGATGAATTAAAGTTTGCTAAATTTGTTGGCAGACTGCGTAAGAAGTTTAGTGAATTATTTAATGATGTTCTTAAAACACAACTAATCTTAACAGGTGTTATAACCGACCAAGATTGGGATGATATTAAAGAAAAAATACAGTATAAGTTTGCGCAAGATCAATATTTTGAGGAAATGAAAGATTCTGAGAATCTTCGTAACCGTGTAGATATTATTAATCAGATGCAACCATATGTTGGCACTTACTTTAGTAAACAGTATGTAATGAAAACTGTGTTAAGAATGACTGATGAAGAAATTGGGCAGATGGAAGAACAGATACAAGCTGAACCTCCACCTACATTGGGCGCTGGCGGGCAACCTTTAGATGCTATAAATAATCAACAGTAAGGAAAATTATGGAAACTACAGCAACGCTTAAAAACATGGTAGATGATATTTTAGCTGATCGTTCAAACGATGCAGTTAATCAATTTAATGCAGCAATGGGATTTAAATTATCCACTGCATTGGATACAAAGAAACAGGAAATCGCAGCTTCAATCGGACAAGAAACAGAAGAAAATGAAGAAGTTTAACAATCTTAGAATTGAGACACTTGAGGAAAAACTCAAGTCGTCTGATCCTACGGGCAAATGGATACACGATTTCGTGCATTCAGATAATCCAAAGTTTGCAGGAAAATCTAAGGAAGAGCGCATTAGAATGGCCCTCGGTGCATCTTATGGTGCAAAGAAAGTTAATGAAAAAATTAAAACAGCGCATGAAGATCCTCCGTTTGATCCTGATCCACCGAAGAAAAATCTTAGCGCAGTTGCTGGCAAATACGGACAAGGATATTCCACAGCTAAACACTTAGCTAAACGTGGCATGGCGCAGGGCGCAAAGAAAGTTAATGAAGAAGTTGAGACAACGCATGAAGATCCTTTAGTGATTACAAAAGACTCAGAAGGAAATATTCATACTCATGCTAATTTATCTGTTGCCAATGCTATTCATGGTACAGATGTTAAGCATCAAGCCATTCATACAGGTATGCCAGTACAAGCTGGTAAGTTCACATTTGAATTATCCAAACATCATGCCGCATCCGTTAAAGAAGCTAAAGAAAAAACAGAATATGATTACGAAGGCGATATGGCCCGTGGTCAATTACAAAGCATTATCATGAACGCTCAAAGAGTACATGATATGCTAGAAGACAATGATAATCTTCCTGAATGGGTTCAATCTAAAATTACACTGGCAGAAGATTATATTTCAACTGTTTCAAATTACATGGCAAGTGAAATTGATGAGATGCATTTATCGTTTGGTTCACAGGATAAAAAACCTGCTCCCGTATCAGCTAAATTAGCAGATATGAAAAAATATTTTGCAACTAATGATAAAGATCAGATAAAGCAAAAAATTACAGGAAAAAAATTCCATGATATGTCTGAATATGAGACATGGATGAAATCAAACAAATCAAAAGGTTCAATGCAAGTTGCTTCATTTGAACCAGACGGTAAAAACACCTTAGATGAATTATCAAAAAATACTTTGCAAAATTATAAAGTAGCAGGCCATAAGAAATTTGACAGCATACGAAATAACACTGATGCAGGTTCAATGGCCAAAAAAGCCAAATTGGAAAAAGGCATTAAAAAAGCCAGCGCAAAACAATATCCAAAACCTGCAAGTACGCCTGCTCCTAAGGCAGATCCCAACAGCAGAGGATATGAAAAAGGTCGTTATATGGGTGATAGCGTTGAACAGGATAACAAATCTCAAATTGATGAATTAAAATCATCTACATATCAATCGTATGTGGATAAAGTTACAGATCCTAAAGTTGCTTCAAAGCGAGGTAATACGCAAAAAGGTGTACCTAAAAGCATTAAAGCAATAGGTGGGGTAACTAAAGCTATTGGTAAACAAAATTTTGCTGCAAGATTAGCGTCTGCTGCATCTAGAAACTTTTAAGAGGCACAAATGGCTGTCACAAAAACGGTACTTAAAAAGGTTAGACAACAAGCAGTTGTTAAATTTGTCGGCGACGGTCAAGCTAATATTGACTTGGATGTTGATCTTAAATTAGCGGATGAAACTTTTTTAGGTTACGCTAATACAAATGTTACAATTACAGGCATGGTTTGGTCTGCGACAGATTCTGTTGTATCTCCTATTGTGATTAAAAGACCACATACCGCAGCTGCAAATTCATTAATGTTATTTGGTAATGACAATTGGTCGCTAACACAAATGTTTGGGTTTGCCGATACTGCAAATTCTAGTTCAAATATACATATTGTAATGCCACCGGTTGGCGGAACATTGTTTTTAACTGTTACTAAAAATAATGGATATCGTGAACCTGATCAACAAACTAAAGTATAATAGGTAAATAAAATGCGTTTAATTACAGAAGTCGTACAAGACTTAACATATCTTGAAGAAGATAAAAAAGGCGGTGGTAAGAATGTTTTCATTGAAGGCATTTTTATGCAAGCTGACCAATCTAACAGAAATGGTAGAATGTATCCCATGGCTGTTATGGAAAAAGAAGTTGCTCGATATCAAAAATTAATTGACGAAAGACGTTCTTTAGGGGAGCTAGGACATCCTGCTAACCCAACACTTAATTTAGATAAAGTATCTCACCTAATTACAAGCCTTCGATTTGAAGGTAAAAATGTAATTGGTAAAGCAAAAATTTTAGAAACCCCAATGGGCAACATTGCTCGCAATTTGATTGAGAACGAAATAATGTTGGGAGTTTCATCTAGAGGATTAGGATCATTAAAACTCAATAAAGAGGGTGTTAATGAAGTGCAGGATGATTTTCATCTTGCAACTGTAGATATTGTCGCGGATCCGTCAGCACATGATGCCTATGTTCAAGGCATTTATGAGTCTGCAGAATGGGTTTGCGAAAACGGAGTTTGGAAAGCGATTGACGTCGAACGAGCGCAACAAACATTAAAGAAGGCATCTAAAGCTAATCTCGAAGAGACAAAATTAAAGATGTTTGAAGAGTTTATATCTAGATTGTCTAGATAACCAAACTTATAAATAATTAAGAACAATCCATTTAGGAGACACTAATGTCAGTAGAAAGCAAAATTAAAGAATTGCTAGGGCGCGTTGATGCTAAAGCAAGTCTTGAGGAAGCTGATATGATGGGCGCAACCGGCGTCAGTAAAGACAGCACAATCAAGCCAGCGAATAGCGGGGATGCAAGCAACCCAAAACAGGGCGACTCACAAGACGCTTCTTACGAAGTACGTGATGAGACGGATGAAAATCAGGGAGCCAAAGTTTCTGGTAATGTTAAGAAAAACACATTAACACAAAGCGGCCCAGGAGCAACTCCTAATTTCACTACTACCGGAGATATGCGCACAGTTGTAGGTCAAGCTTCATCCGCAGGAATGCGCGAAGAAGATGAGACAGCCGACGATGCAGAAGTCGTAGCAGAAGATGAAGATATCGATCAAGATGAAACACAAGTTGAGGCTCCTGCAGCAATCGATTTGTCGCCAATCTTTGGAGATGATCTTTCAGAAGAATTTAAAGAAAAAGCAACATCCATTTTTGAAGCAGCAGTTATTGCTCGCGTAAATGCAGAGATGGACAAAGTTACTTCTTCTCTAGAAGAAAAGTATGCAGCTGATGTAGCTTCATACAAAGAAGGTATCGTTGAGAAAATTGATTCGTACCTAAACTATGTAGTCGAGAACTACATCAAGGAAAACG